AGAGGATGTCCCTGCACAACTCGCAACCGCGAGGATGGATCAGTAGTATTCAAGGAGGTGGTGGTCGTCATGTGACGCCACGTGGGAACGCCCGGCACCACCCGGGATTCGTTTAATACGGTACCGCCACCCCTCACACTGGGGCCACCGTTTCCACGTCGTATGCGCACGATCACCATATACAAAAATGCAATGTTTTATTTTAGGAGTGTTAGGGTAATGCAACTCCTTTAGACTACTTTTCCTACGTTTCCGAACAGATTTAACGATCAGTACGGACACTAATGACTAAACCGCGTGGCTCTAAGCGCCAATGCGCGCATCTGATTCGTTACAAACAATAACGAACGCAGTGGGAGCAGAACCAGTTACGGTAGCCGTAGGTATGACTACTGACGCTGTGACGTCAGGTGAGCTTTTGTACACCGCCACCCCATACCATATCTGGTATACTCCAGTGGACGAGGCAGCGACGGTGCCGATAGCATTAGTTGACAACCCATTATGGTAGGGTGCCAACACGCAGTTTTGTAGGAAGGGAGGGTCACCGGTCCACGACAGCGCCCCACTCACAGCCCCATTGGAACTGAGAATGACGGTGATGAAGAATAGGCCGCGGGAACCCTTGGGTAGGATGAGTGTGTTCGATGCTCCGGTGGTAACCGCAAGGGTACCAGAGGTTGCCACACGTGTGGCAAATAAGTTAGCGTAGGAGGCCGGAGTGTAGGTCCCGCGATAATATGATCCCAATGTCGCGACATCGGAGATCAACAGCGGTTTCTTCAACTCGACCTCGTAAGTAACAAATAGGTCGCCCAATGCTATATCCGATACAGCCTGGCCGGCCGTGGCTAGGTGCATGGTGCCGAGGTCATAGGCCATCGGTGATTCACCTGCCGGAACAGGGCCCCCACGCACATAGTGCACGTTGAACGGGTTCTCCTTCGGATCACATTCAATCGGGTGACAGAACGTGTCAAAGGGTACGCCCTCGGAGGCCCAAAATTCGTTTAGCAGCTCGACTTTGGACTGTGGTGGGGCTTCGGTCGTACGGTAAGTGGTCTGCATCATCACGGAGCCCAATGCCTGGGTCGACGAGATCGACCCAGACGTGGGCACAAAGTGAAATACGACACCCTTGAACGCGTACTCTTGAAACCTAGCAGCTATTTGGGACAACCAGGGGAAGGTTGTGCTGTTCCCAGGATTGAGAGGAAAGGAGTTTTGAACAGTGAAACCAGATGATGAGTACACCTGGCCCAGGTACTCTTTATGACGCACAATCACACTCTGATTGGTGTTGTGCATCAAAGGCACGCTATCGGACGAGCGCACCTTGTTTACCAGTGTATTACTGGAGACTGCATAATCCCCGGAGCCCAACCACTTAGAAATGGCGGCCCCAAGGCTGCTACCGGCAGAAGCTCCCATACCAGGGGCTCCGATCATGGACCCAACAGCGCCCCCAGCTGTGTAGCCGAGGGACCGGAGGGCCTGACCCAGAAGGGTCATTTCTTTCCCAGCGGACGAATTGGTCTTGCGAGCAACTCGCGAGCTAGCCAGTCGTGAACGTTTCTTGGCTTTCGAGTTCATAGTTTGGTGTAGAGCGTAGAACTCACAGGAGTAGGGATTCGGGGACCTCGTCATACGAGTCCCGTCGTTCGGAAGTGTATTCAATCACAGTGTGATCGAATCTCTTCTCGAGTTCCACCTGTTGGTCGGGGAGGATGCCCCAGGCCTTCCATACTCCGTAACGTGCTTCGGCAGTGATTGTATCCTCCTTTCGATCAATGCCAGCGCTCAACATACGTGCACCAGAGTGCAAGAGTAGAGTCTCTCCAAACTTAGTTCTCTTGGTTCCGCCCCGCCGCATCATGCGGTAGTACGCCGAGACTACCGGTACACCGTGGGTCAAACTCAACCCACAGTCCCCAATAGCGCCCAACCACTCTCGCATCTCGCGATCATTTCGCAACGGTAGTAGACACAACGCATCTTTGTGCATGGCAACAGGAATGTTTCGCACCATGGTCCATCCATTGGCAGTATGAATGGGGTGCATTTGGCAAAATTCAATTTCCTCGATCGCGTAGACTGGCGTCTCAGCAACCATACGGAATCCAAGTTCGAGAAACCACGCCTCCAGTCCAACGAGAAAACGATCTAAATCGTCTTGCTCCATGAACACAACGCAATCATCACCGTTGTTCATTAGTTTGATGTTCACCATCCTATCCTGGGCATAAGCCCACACCATCCCACACATAATGAGACAGTTGCCTAGGGCGGTGTTCATATCACCAGAACAACGCTTACCTTCAAACTTGTATTTCACCTTACCATCCTTGCAATACCCTCGGCCGACATTATGCATCTGTCGGTTCAACAACGCCCTTAAATTGGGGTTGTTATTGTAGATTTTGAGATAAATGTCATGCTCCCATTGGAGCACCCACTTCGACACGTGCATGTCGAATTTCGTGGCATCTAACCCTACTGCAACGGGTTTCACAAAGCTATTCCATTTACCGGCACAAATACGCCCAACATGCTGAACATTGAACCCCTTCATTATCGTAGGTCCATCACCAAAGAGGTCAGCGACCTCCTCGTACAAGCGATGTTCAATATGCTTAATGTATCGCCCCACCTCCAAACAATGTCTTGGGGACCTTGGTTGGATACAACGCGGTGCTTTTCCGGGCGGCACCTTTTCCGCCTTGACGAACGCCACCACGTACGCATCTCGGGAGTTCACAGGTTCCATCAAAAGACTCCGCATCGCGTTCTCATAGATTGTCTTCTTGCGACCCGTGTACTTCTCCACAACAGCGTTGTAGGGTTCCGGGGTGGATCGAAAACGACCTATCAGCGTCGCGAACGGACCCAATCTCATCTGGACTACTTCCCGACGAGCCACGGGGGGTTCGACTAAGCGGCTGTCGACCATGCATTTGAACACCCTCTCGTTCAACGCTGTAGCCAACGTGCCAATGTCAGGGTTATTCACCCTGAGGTTTACCTGGGGAGCCACGCCGCTGACATAATATAGCGTGCGCTCCTTTACGACCGCCTGGGTTCGGGTTACCACCAGGCTAGGGTGCAGGTCCGAATACTCGTGACTGACCCCTGGTAACCCTACCAAGCGACCTCAAAACTGCGGTTCGGCTCCACTCCAGGAACCGAACCACGTCGCCTGCCGGGCTCGAACACGCTCGCCCCAGGCTCGGGCGGCATGTTCGTGCGTGCTCTCCACAAACACAGCCTCAACCACTAACGGGAGGATCTGTGCAATGTGTGTGGGTCGCATGCCGTGAGCTACCATAATCTGCCTCGCCAATCGTCGAGCCACTAGCAGGTTGGCCGCATTATGTGTAGGCGTACCCATAGTGTTCTTGACTGTCGCTATGACAGTGTTCATATACTGTCGGCGCTCACGCCCACCCCGGGGGAGGCCCCGGGGCTCCTCTTCCTCCCCCACCAGGAGGTCGAGCCCATCGTCGTTCTCGCAGGGATCATCGACGAGGGAGTCACGTAACCGTTGGTCACGCAACGCGAGATCATCCCGCCACCACCAGGCAGCGAAACAACCCCAAAGGCCACGCGCACAATACAGTGCCATGACCACCACGATGTAATCTTGAACTTCCATATTCATTAACATCAACGCGGCGGGATTTAAACTTTGG